CGAGCCTCGGTGTCCTGCTGGTCGTGTACGGCTACTTCGCCTACACCCACGCCCGCTACGCGCAGGCCCGCAAGGTCGGCGGTACCGGCCTGGTCACGCCGACGTTCACCGGCGTCTGATCTCCCCCACCTCGGGCGCCCGCTACGTCCCCTGCGGCGGGCGCCCGAGCCCCACCCACGAACTCCGGGAGCGAGCCATATGGCTACCGAAGACCCGATGGTCGCCGCCCTGCTGCGCGAGCGCGAGGGCTACGTGACGCACGGCCAGGCCGACCGTGTCGCCCAGGTCGACGAACAGCTGAAGCTGCGCGGCGTAGAGCCGCCCACCGACGACAAGCCCGCCAGCTCCAAGCCGACGTCCCGCACGACGCCGCCCAAGGGCCGCCGGGCGCGGGGCACGGAGACCACCTGACATGGCCACCGAGTACGCCACCCGCGCGGTGCTGAAGGAACAACTCAGCATCGAGACGGACGACACCACCCGGGACGCCAAGGTGGACCGGGCGCTGAAGGCCGCGTCGCGCGCCATCGACCGGGCCACCGGCCGGCGCTTCTGGCTGGACGAGACCCTGAAGACGCGCACCTACCGGCTGGAAGACCGCGTCGTCTGCGAGCGTGACGGTGACGTACTCCTGGTCGACGACATCGGCGACATCACCGCCATGGTGGTGGAGTCCGGATCCGGGGCCTCGTTCACCGCCGTCACCGGCTACGAGACGACTCCCGACAACGCGCTGGCCGACGGCTACGCCATCACCGGCCTGCTCCGCACGAACGCCAGATGGGGCACGTCCAGCACCCGCATCCGGGTCACCGCCAAGTTCGGGTGGCCGGCCGTCCCGGACGACATCGCCGAGGCCTGCCTCATCCAGGCGGCCCGCCTGTACAAGCGGGCGGACAGCCCTGAGGGCGTCATGGGTTCGTCGGAGTGGGGCGTCGTGCGGCTGTCCCGCCGCGACCCGGACGTGTGGAACCTGATCGAACCGTACGTCCTTCCCGGCTTCGGATAAGGGGGCGCCATGCAGATCTCCCTCATCCGTGACGCTATCGCGGCCGCCGCGAGCACGGTCGTCCTGCCCGCTGGTATCGGGAAACTGAAGTGCACCGGCTACATCCCGGACAGCGTGGTGACGCCCTGCTTCTACGTGGGCGAGGTCGAGGTCAACTACGACAAGGCCATGGGCCGCAAGCTGGATGAGCTGCTGATCACGGCCCGTGTCTGCGCCAGCCGCTCGGATGACCGGGCTGGCCAACGCATTGTCGACGCCCTGCTGTCCGGCGGCGGGCCGGCCTCCCTGAAGGCGGCCATCGAGGCGGCGCGCGGCGCCCCCGGCGAGCTGGCCCTCGGGGGCCTGGCCGACGACCTGCACGTACAGCGCGTGCAGGGCTACCGCTGGTTCGAGCACGCCAACCTCACCTACGTGGGAGCCGAGTTCGCCATCAAGGTGATCGGAGACGGGAGCACCTGATGAAGATTCGCATGCTCGTCAGCCAGCCCGAGGGTGCCCTGTTGAACGGTCGGCCCTGGCCCACCGAGGGGACCGAGGTCGACGACCTGCCGACCGCGGTGGCCGCCCACCTGGTGGCGTCCGGCGTCGCCGAGGAAGTCACCGAAGAGACCCGGCCGCGCGGCCGCAAGAGCAGCAGGAAGGCGGCCGCCAGCGATGAGTAAGACAGTCCTGGTCAACGTGCGGTGCTTCGCTGTAGGCGTCGACCTCACCGGCAACTCCAACAAGCTGGAGCTGTCCTCCGAGGTGGAAGCCAAGGAGGCCACCAACTACGGCTCCGAGGGCTACAAGGAGGTCGTGGGCGGGCTGGCCTCGGCGGAGATCTCCGGCGAAGGGCAGTGGGAAGCCGAGGACGACACCAAGGTCGACGACGGCGCCTGGGCAGGTCTGGGCGGTGTCGGCCCCTGGTCGATCAGCGCCAACAACGGCGCGGCCGTGGGAGACCTGGCGTACTTCACCAAGGCCCTGCGCTGCGACTACAAGCTTCTGGGTGAGGTCGGCGAGGTCGCCCCCTGGACGTCCATGGCCAAGTCGGCGTGGCCCCTGGTGCGCGGCCAGTTCGCTCACCCGCCCGGCACCGCCCGCACCGCGTCGGGTACTGGAACCGGCCTGGAGCTCGGTGCGGTCGCCGCCGACAAGCGGCTGTACGCCGCCGTACACGTCCTCTCGGTGGCCGGCACCACGCCGTCCATCACCGCCCGCGTGGAGTCCGACGACAACAGCGGCTTCACCTCGGCAACCACGCGGCTCACGTTCACCGCGACCGGCGCGGTGGGCGGGGAGGCCCTGCGCACCGACGGCACCGCCATCACAGACACCTGGTGGCGCATCGCCTGGACGATCAGCGGCACCACGCCGTCGTTCCTGTTCGCCGCTGCCCTCGGCATCGGCTGATCCACCCATCCCCCGGCCCGGCCCGCCTCATGGGTCCGGGCCTCTCGTCATGCCTGAAAGGGAGGCCAGCCGTGCCGAAGATGGTTCTGCTTGCCGAGTACCTGTCCATCAACTCCAACGCCCTGCACGAGTACACGAAGAAGGCGGAGCTCACCGTCGAGGTGGAGGAGAAGGACGTCACGAACTACGCCAGCTTGGGCTGGAAGGAAGTCATCGGCGGCCTCAAGTCCGGTGAGCTGTCCTGCGAGTTCCTCCAGGACTTCGCCGCCACCGAACTCGACTCGATCATGTGGCCGCTGCTGGGCACGGTCGTACCGTTCGAGGTGCGCGCCGACCAGGCCGCGGTCGGCGCGTCCAACCCGAAGTACACCGGATCCATCCTGATCAACGGGTGGAACCCGCTGACCGGGTCGGTGGGCGACGAGGCCACCGTGTCGCTCGGCTTCCCCACCTCGGGGGCCGTGGCCCGCGCGGTGTCCTGATGGCCACTGGCGGACCGCCGTTCTCCCTCGGCGTAGAGAACATCGAGGGCCTGGATGCCCTGGTGCGCGCGATCCGCGCCGAGGAGGACGGCAAGGCTCTGCGTAAGGACCTCGCGAAGAACATGCGTGAGGCCCTCAAGCCGGGTTCCCAGCAGGCCAAGAGCTCCATCATGGGCATGGTCTCGGTGCACGGTGCGACGCCGGCGCTGCGCACGTCCATCGCAAAGAAGATCCGGCCCGAGGTCAAACTCGGTGGCCGCTGGTCCGGGGCCCGCGTGAAGGCCTTCAAGACCAAGAACATCCGGGGCTTCCCAAACGCGCCCAAGCGCACCAACCGTGCGTCCGGCTGGCGTCACCCCGTGTGGGGCAACCGCGAGAACTGGGTGCAGCAGCGCGGCAAGATCGAGTGGTTCGACCGCTCGTTCCGGGGCCGTGAAGGGATCTACAACGAGGCCGTAGGCCAAGCAATGGAAGACATGGCCCGGCGCATCGCCGACCGGACCAGATAGGAGCGGGGGAACCCCATGTACCTGGTGTACACGCCCGAGGGCAGCGAAGAACCGAAGCGCTGGAAGTACCAGCCCAAGAAGCTCATGAGCGCCGAACGGGAGATGCTGGAGCGGCGCACCGGCATGAACTTCACCGAGTTCACCCAGGCCGTCGTGAAGGGCAACAGCCAGTGTCGTCGCGCGCTGCTGTTCATGTACCTCAAGCGCGAGCACGCGGGCATCAAGTACGACGACGTCGACTTCGCCTGGGATGAACTGGTGCTGGAGCACTCCAGGGGCGAGCTGCTGGAGATGCGCAAGAGCGTCGAGGACACGGTGCCCGCCCACCTGCGGGAGTCCGTCCTGGCCAAGCTGGACGAGGAGATCGGCGAGGCCTACGAGGACCCGGACGAAGAGGGAAAAGCGCAGCTGCCGATCGCCGTCTGAGGCGACTCGGCGACGCCGCCCACCTGCTCGGCATCATCGGCAGGGCCTGGGACACCCTCACCGTCGAAGAGACGGACGCCTATCTGGACTGGCTGGACGCCTACATCGAGGCCCAGAAGAAGGCCAACGAGAAGCTGAAGTCGGGGCGCTGACCGCCCCCTGAACAAGGGGGGCGGGATGAGCGACACCTCGCTCGTGTTCAACCTGGTAGCCCGCGACAACGCCACCGAGGAACTCGGACGGGTCCGGGAGAAGTTCGATGCGGCGGCCGCGGGCATCGCAACCGGCGTCGCGGCCGGCCTCGGCGTCGGTGTCGCGGCCTCCTTGGACATGTCGGCGGCCAACGACAAGCTCGCTGCGCAGTTGGGCGTCGGCCCGGCCGAGGCAGCCGAGCTGTCCAAGGTGTCCGCGGACGTGTACGCCAACGCGTGGGGCGACAGCACCGAGACCGTCAACAACGCCATCGCGGGCGTCTACCAGAACATCGGCGACGTCTCCCAGGCGGAGGGCGGCCTGGAGGGCGTCACCACCAAGGCCCTCGCCCTGTCGCAGACGTTCAACCAGGAGGTCGGCCCGACCACCGCCGCAGTTGGTCAGATGATCAAAACCGGACTGGCCGACAACGCCGACGAGGCGTTCGACATCCTCACCCGCGGCTTCCAGACCGGCGCCAACAAGGCCGACGACCTCCTCGACACCATGGGTGAGTACGGCACCCAGTTCCGCAAGTTCGGGCTGGACGGCCAGACGGCCACTGGCTTGCTCACCCAGGGCCTGAAGGCCGGCGCCCGCGACGCCGACATTGTCGCGGACAGCATCAAAGAGTTCTCCATCCGGGCCATCGACGGTAGCCAGACCACCGTGGACGGCTTCAAGGCGATCGGCCTGAACGCGTCCGACATGGCCTCGAAGATCGCCAAGGGTGGCGACTCGGCGACGAGCGCTCTCGACCTCACCCTTGACCGGCTCCGCGGCATCGACGACCCGGTCAAGCGGTCCGCAGTCGCCGTCCAGCTGTTCGGCACCCAGAGCGAGGACCTCGGCGACGCGCTCTACGCCCTCGACCCGTCCTCCGCGGTCAGTGCGCTGGGCGAGGTCGGTGGCGCCGCCGACAAGATGGCCAAGACCGTCGGCGACAACCCGGCGGCCGCGCTGGAGTCCTTCAAGCGCAAGGCCGTGGAGAAGCTGGCCGACGTGTCCGGCACGTTCGTCCAGTTCGCCACGGACAACTCCGGGGTGTTTGAGCCGCTCGCCTACACCCTCGCCGGGATCGCCGGCACGGTGCTCGTCATCAAGGGCGCGATGATGGTGTGGACCGCCGCTCAGGCCGCGTGGACCGCGGCCACCACGGTCGCCACCGGCGCCCAATGGCTGTGGAACACGGCGCTGTTCTCCAGCCCCATCACGTGGATCGTCCTCGCCATCGTCGCCCTGGTCGCCTTGATCGTGGTCATCGCCACCAAAACCACGTGGTTCCAGCAGCTGTGGTCCTGGGCGTGGGACGGCATCAAGTCCGCGTTCGACTCGACCGTGGAGTGGCTGAAGGGCGCCATGGAATGGTTCACCGGGCTAGGAGACAAGTTCTCCGACTGGTGGGGCGCGGCCAAGGACGCCACCGTCACCAAGCTGAGCGAGCTGGCTGGCTGGGTGGGCGGCCTGCCCGGGCG